ATGTGCAGGATCAAGTGATTGACGATTTTATAAAAGAACAATACGCCGAACTAATCAAAGCAGGCGCTATTAGAGAAGGAGATTCTAAAGATATTATAGCCGGCATGCTGGCACTGGCATATCAATATCAAGATCTTGGCAATCCTGCACTCAATCAAAATATATACAACAGCAACGGAACAATAAATTTAGAAAATTATTCCATAGCTACCAAATGCAACGTATGGCGCAACACCGGACAAACAGTAGACAGTCAAGGCCGTCCAGGACATATCTACTTCAACGGAGGTCGATATGCGATTCGCACACTGGGTGCTGATGTTGTTGGAGAAGAAATTGCTGTTGCTCCAGACCCAGAAATAGTAATAGCATCGGTTATTACATCAACTCCTGCTACACCAACGCCAACACCAACGCCAACACCTGTTGATCCTAATCTTTCTGTCACAGGTAATTTAACTGTTGGTGGTAATACTAGTACAGGTAATTTAACTGTTGGCGGTAATGTTATTGCAGGCAACATTGTTCCTTCTACAACAGGAGGGAATATTGTTGTTTATGGTAATGTTTTATCAAATGTTTACTACGTGAATGATGGAGTGCGTTGGTCAGGAAATGGAGAATCATTCGCACCTAGTACATTTAACACAGCGAAAGCATTCACATCAGTAATGATCTTTGGAGGATAAAATGGCAGCACCAAATTTATTAAACACTACACAAGTTTTAGGAAAAACAACAATATTTGATGCGACCACAGTGCTATCAAATGTTATAGTAAATGCAGCCACCAGCGGAAATCTTGTCAAGATTGATTCTTTGACAATCGCCAATTTTGGTGCAAGTGCTATTTTTGCAAATGTTATCATGCAACGAGGTGCCCAAAGAGGATATGTGATTGGCACAACAACTGTTCCAGCGTTTTCCACACTTACGGTAATTGCAAGAGATACCGCCTTATTTCTCGAAGAAGGAGATTACCTACAAGCCAATGCCAGTGCAAACTCAACAGCACAAGTGGTAATGAGTTATGAGGTAATTTCGTAAAATGCCAAAGCAACGTACTAGCATCATTCCTACCAGACCGACTGCATTAAACAAAACTTCTACAGGAGTAATGCTTAACAATCAAGACCTCATTGATATCAATTTTTTTGGTAATCCTCCCAGTGTAGTCCAATGGCTTGTAGTAGGCGGCGGAGGTGGCGGTGGTTCTGAAGTCTCTGGCGGATGGGGTTCAGGAGGCGGAGGTGGCGCAGGAGGTTTTAGAACTGGCACAAGTCCTGGTTTAAGTATAACAGCAGGTGTGAGTTATACAGTAACCGTAGGTGCTGGCGGAGCTGGCGGCAGTGCTACTATTGCAGGAACTGCACAAAAAGGATTCAATGGATCAGACAGTGTGTTTGCCTCATTCACGTCAACCGGAGGCGGAGGTGGTGCCGCAGGTAATATCGCAGGTGGTAATGGTGGATCCGGCGGCGGCGGTCAAAACTACGGAAACAATGCAACATCAAGACCTGGTTTAGGAAACACTCCAGCTACTGTGCCATCGCAAGGAAACGATGGCGCAAGTGGACTTGGACAATCAGGCCCTCAAAGTGCAGGCGGTGGTGGTGGTGCTGGTGGTGCTGGTGGAGCCGGCGTCGTGGGCACAAATAACGGTGGGGTTGGTGGTGCAGGAGCAACGTCTACCATAAGTGGAGCTAGTGTGGTTTATGCTACAGGTGGTGGCGGATATGGAGGTGTCGCTGGAGGAAATGGCGGATCTGCAAATATCAATGGCGGTAGAGGCGCAGGAGCCGGAACTGCTAACGGTTCCGATGCAGCCAGCAATACTGGTGGTGGTGGTGGCGGGGGCGGTAATGGTATAGCTGGATACAGTGGCGGATCAGGCGTAGTCATTTTAAGTTATGCAGCAGAGTTTTCAGATATACGTTTCATTGGTGCTGGATTATCCTTCACTAAAACAATCAGCGGCGGTAAAACTGTTTACACATTCACCGCAGGTACAGGTACTATTATTTGGTAAAAATTATGGCACACTACGCATTTTTAGACGAAAATAATGTTGTCATTGAAGTCATTGTTGGAAAAAACGAAGGCGAAGGTGATATTGATTGGGAAGAACATTACAGCCAAGTACGGGGACGACCTTGTCGGCGCACAAGCTACAACACTTATGCCGGGCAACACAAAAATGGTGGAATAGCATTTAGAAAAAACTATGCAGGAATAGGTTATACATATGATGCAAGTTTGGATGCTTTTATACCGCCAAAACCAGGTGATGAATACGAATTGGATGTAGAAACTTGTCTGTGGTGTCCAAAATAAAATGATTACGATTCACAATGCAACAATTACAGCATAGCAAACCAAAGCAATTTATACAATAAATACTAACATGGCTATTACCAGATACCGCGGATTCAGCACAATAGATCAATTTAAAAAGTTTAGATTGACTGATCTTGAATTGATCAAACGTGATTTGCTCAATCACTTTGCTATACGCAAGGGCGAAAAATTAATGAATCCAGAATTTGGCAGTATAATATGGACTATTTTGTTTGAACCATTGACTGCCGATGTTAAAGCCTTGGTTGTTGATGACATACAACGGGTAGTAAACTACGACCCCAGAGTAAGGGTAGATGAGGTACTGATTGATCAATTTGAGTACGGCCTACAAGTCCAAGTTGAAATGACGTTTTTACCTGACGATTTAAGCGATGTTTTGGTTCTTCAATTCAATAAAGAACTAAACACAGTGATAGCAGCTTAAAAGTACCACTTAATTATTTCGATAAATACAAAAAATAGGTATTAAGTATGGCTATTACTACAAGACAAACAAGTTTACTAGTTACTGAAGATTGGACCAAAATCTATCAGACTTTCAGAGAAGCTGATTTCCAAAGTTTTGATTATGAAACTTTGCGGAAATCCATGATCGAATACCTACGCACTTATTACCCAGAAGATTTTAACGATTTTACAGACAGTTCAGAATATATTGCTCTGATTGATCTCATAGCATTCTTAGGACAAAGCTTGGCGTTTAGAACTGACTTAAACGCTAGAGAAAATTTTATTGATACTGCAGAACGTAGAGACAGTATTTTAAAGTTAGCAAGACTAATCAGTTATAATCCCAAAAGAAGTACGCCTGCATCTGGGTTGCTGAAATTTGATAGTGTCAGTACCACTGAAACTTTGTTTGACAGCACTGGTATAAATTTAAGCAACGTAATTATTAGTTGGAACGATAGCACAAATGAAAATTGGTTGGAACAATTTACCGCAATTATTAATGCTGCGCTAGTAGCCACACAAGCAGTGGGCAAACCAGGCGCTACAAAAAACTTGAGCGGAGTGAAAACTGATGAATACACTATTGATGTAATCGCCGGCGTTACACCAACTTTTCCATTCACATCATCTATTGCCGGAGCTGATTATCCTTTTGAAATTGTAAGTGCTACTTCAGTTGATCAAGATTTTTTATATGAATCGGTACCAAGCACATCGGGAATTTTTAATGTGTTATATCGCAATGACAATCAAGGCAACTCCAGCAACAACACTGGTTATTTTTTCTACTTCAAACAAGGTGCCTTAAATTCGTTAGACTTTAATATCACTGAAAGTTTGTCAAACAGAATTGTAAATGTTAATTTTGATAACATCAACAATACTGATGTGTGGTTGTACAGCTTGACGCCAAGCGGAAATCTAGACACACTATGGACCCAGGTGCCTGCTGTCAACGGCATTAATGTGATTTACAACAATACAGACCAAAGAAATTTATACAGCGTGGCATCAAGAGCCAATGATCAAATTGATTTGGTGTTTGGCGATGGATCGTTTACCAATATTCCTGTAGGCAATTTTAGAGTTTATTATAGAACAGGAAATAATTTAACTTACAAAATTACCCCTGATGAAATGTCAGGTATTTCAATTAATATACCGTATAGAGGAAGAACTGGAAGAGCAGAAACATTGACTATAAGAGCAAGTCTGCAATACACAGTCACAAATGCTCTCACAAGAGAAAGTCTTGACGAGATTAGAAACAAAGCTCCTCAACAGTATTATACTCAAAACAGAATGGTAACGGGCGAAGATTATAATATTCTCCCATATACAACTTTTAGTAATATTTTAAAATTAAAAGCAGTTAATAGAACCAGTTCTGGTGTTAGTAGATACTTGGATGTCATAGATTCCACCGGCAAATATTCCAGCACTAATATATTTTCTGAGGACGGTATTATCTACAAAGAAGATTATCAAGAAACTGAAGTGTTTCAGTTTACAAGCAGCACGGAAGTCAATGCCATAGTTAGAAATATTTTAAAACCTTTAATATCAAGCATTCCTACCAGACATTTGTATTACGATACTGCCACACGAAACAGCCCACAAGGACCCACTATAAATGCCACCAGCATGGTTGTTGGCACCACTTATAAAATTTTAAGTGTAGGGTCAACGGTGTTCACCAATCTAGGTGCTGCCTCTAACACAGTTGGTACTGTTTTTACAGCTACCGCAGTTGGTACCGGAAACGGAACTGTGGCCACAGTGGCATTATGGACACAAACTTCAAACAGTGCTGGCCGTAGCGTTGGCATATTCACAAGCCCAAATTACACTTATCTAGTGCAAGGAAGTCTTGTCAAATTCGTTGCTCCAGATGGAAAATACTTTGATGCTCAAAATCAATTACAAACAGGCACTCCAGAGACTGAGTATCAGCGCACAGTATTGTGGGCAAGTATTATCAATTATGACGATCCTGGATTAACATCCAGCGCCACTTTAAGTGTAGTGGTACCCACTGGTGCTATAGTTAGTCAGGTTATTCCAGTTTTTGCCAACGATTGGTCAGAATCTTTAATTAACAGTATTATTTTACAGATATTGAGTTATAAAACTTTTGGCCTGAGATACGACATTA